TCCGTGCATTCAAGATTTCTGGTTCAAACATCATTGATTACTTCCCACAATATACAACAGCAAACACAACAGATACACAAATCACATTCGTAGTATCGGCATCAGCTGTTCCAGGTAATGCGGTAGTAACATATCAGAAGCAACCAACTTCAACATCTCGTGGTGACTTTGAAGATCAAGGCTCAAATCTTGACATTCCAGAAATCAACCTTGAGCTTCGTTCGGAGTCAATCGTTGCTAAGACACGTAAGTTGAAGGCAGTCTGGACACCAGAATTTGCTCAAGACTTGAACGCTTACCACTCAATCGACGCTGAAGCAGAATTGACATCGATGCTTTCTGAGTATATCTCACAAGAAATCGATCTCGAAATCCTTGATATGCTTATCAAGAATGCTCAGACAACTGAAAGATGGTCAGCTCGTATCGGTCGCACATATGATGCCGCTTCCGGAACATTCGATGACTACACCAACGCTCAAGCTTACGCAGCTGCATTCAACCAACAGACATGGTTCCAAACACTTGGCACCAAGATCCAGAAGGTATCCAACTCTATCCACCAGAAGACACTTCGCGGTGGTGCTAACTTCCTTGTATGTTCGCCACAAGTTGCTACAATCCTTGAGTCAATGCCAGGATATGCAGTAGACGGTGAAGGTATGAAGTTCGCAATGGGTGTTCAGAAGGTTGGACAACTTAACGGACGTATCACAGTTTATAAGAACCCATATATGCTTGAGAATCAAATTCTCGTCGGTTTCCGTGGAACACAGTTCCTCGAAACAGGTGCCGTATATGCTCCTTACATCCCACTCGTGATGACACCGTTGGTCTATGATCCAACAAACTTCACACCACGTAAGGGTGTAATGACTCGCTACGCTAAGAAGATTGTTCGTCCAGAGTTCTACGGTCTCATCCAAGTAGATTCTCTTGGTGACATCTAATCTATCGTAAGATAGAGGTAAATTGAAAGAGGGAGTGAGAAATCACTCCCTTTTTCTTTTTTGATCCATATTTATGTATAGTCAGTTCAGTATCATATGTGTAAGATACTTTTAAAAAGTAATTCGGGTAATTTTCATGGAAAAATTAAAGTTAAAAAATCTACTACCGGAGAATATAAGGATTCAACTTCACGAAGAAGAACTTGATCCGGATGTAAAAAACGTATTTGACGATATGATGAAATCGCTTCCATTAAAAATGAAGTCTGCAATTTCTAATGTTGAAACTGAATTAAAAGGTAAATCTGAAGAGGAGTTGGAAAAAATAGCAACCGATACCGATCCTTTACTCGGCAAATTGGCCCAAGAATCTATTCATTACAGTAAAACTCCAATTAGAGAGCGTTCTACTAAAAAACAAAGTAGAATAAATGAAGATTTTGGGTTTATGTTTTATGCTGGTCTTGCGTTGGCATTACCGCCTATCATAGAAATGATTGGTAAATTGGCAAAAACTATTTCACAAAAACTTGGTGGAAGTGGTGAATTTGGTGAAAAATTTGCACATTTTGGACACGAACTCCATGCCGCATACCATAACACATTGCGTCGTTTACTTGACAATACACTATTTAAAATATCCAGCTTAAAATCAATTGATGAAAATGGTAAGAAGCAAATAACAGACGCTATTTTCATGTTAATTGTTGCCTATATGGGATTTTATAGTGGCGATGCCGCGATGAGTGCACTAAAAGGATTGAAATTAGGACCGGCTGCCGTAGAATCTGCGTTAGCTGCAATAAAAGGTGGTGAGGTAGTTGGGTGGGTAACCAATACTATACAAAATGTTATCAGCTAAATTGGTATTTGATTAATTTAATATGTTAATAAGTTTATTGATAAATAATAGAGGTGAGTGATGGAAAGTAATCAGATAAAATTGAAAAACCTAATAAAACCAAAATCAAAGTATGCGTTTTTGAGTGAGGTAAAACAACGATTGGCGGAACAAGATCCTGTTGATCCAGAGGCACAAAAGGATATGGAAAAGGTGTTTACTGATGCTATGAATAAGGCTATGACCGATTTCAAAGCAGCTGCATCAGACGCAGAAAAGAAAACAGACGATGAAAAGGCGGTTGAAGATGCACTGAAAAAAACTCCTGAGCTTGAAAAGATTGCAACTGAAGGATTAAGGAGAAGAAACGTCGCAATCGTTGAAGGTAATTTGAAAGAACAACAACTAAATGAGATCGGCGTTTTATTCGCAGTTTCTCTTGCAATTGCAATTCCAAGAATAGTTGAACTTATTGGAAAAGCAGTAAAATTTCTGTCTATTGCCATGGGTGGTAAAGGATTGATTGGTGCTAAGTTGGAAAAGGCTGGTCATAAGTGGCACGATAAGATCATTAAAATGGTTATGAAGGGATTGACATTAATTCCTGGATACAAAGAATTACCAACAGATAAGCAAGAAAAAATTGCCAAAATTGTTCACACTGTTATTGTTGCTAGCCTGGCTATTAGTAGTGGTGTTGGTGCAATAGAAGCCGCCAAAGAAGGATCCACTATACTTAGTGGAATTGAAGCTGCATTAACGGCAGTTAAGGCTGGTGAAGTTGGTGTAACGAAATTCTTATCTTCGGCAATATCGAAAATTCTTGGATAACACTGTCCGAAAAATAATCTTCTAAAAGGGGTGACTAATGTCACCCTTTTTGTTTTCCAGAAGATATTTATATCAAAATGGAAAGGGTAATGGAAAATATACAAGTATTAGAGATAGTCGTATCAAGTATGGTAACCTTATTGGGTGTTTTCCTATCTTGGTTCTTAAAATACAAATACGGCGAATACAAACATAAGAAGATTACAAAAGAGATTTCAGAATCAAAACTGATACAAACTGTATTAGAACAACAACTTGAAGAGTATGGATGTCAACGTGCATTCATTCTTCAACGTCATAATGGTGGAAAATATGGAACGGGGAAATCCATGACTAAACTCTCCACCACTTATGAAGCCCTTGAAGAAGGGGTATCTACGGAGTTCAAAGAATATCAGAATCTACCAATGTCATTATATTCTGGCTTAGTGGATTCGGCATCCAACAACAAAGCAATATTTCCACTAGTAGATGACATAGATGATTTAGTGACCAAGGCGTTTTTCAACCAACGTGGTTCTAAGTCAGCTGTTGTATTTCCTGTTAGAAAAGGAATGGAACTAATGGCGTTGATAGGATTTGAATGGACTCATAAGGCAAAAAATATGGATTCATTTTTATCAGAGGCAGAGGGAGACAGTAAGGTTATAGGAGAGACACTTTCTAAATTATTGTAGGAGCGTATATGACTACGTTTGATGAAGAGGAAATGGATTTTGACAACATTGATGTCAGTGGTTTAGATACAAATGGAATAAAGAAAGGAAGAAAACAGATTAAGAATAAGATTAAGTTTAACTTATCATTAAACCCCGAACAAAAGGAAGTAAAAGCAAAGATTCTACAAGATACAATATCAGTTTTGATTGGTAAAGCCGGATCCGGTAAAACACTTTTGGCTACACAGATTGCGTTAGAGTTTCTATTTTATCGTGAAGTTGAACGTGTTATCATTACAAGACCGACGGTATCGAACGAAGATATTGGATTCTTGCCTGGTAACATAAAAGAGAAAATGGATCCTTGGGTTTCACCAATACAGTCAAACATGACAATGTTGTATGGTAAGCAAAAGATAGAGAAACTTCTATCTGAGGATATTGTTGAGATTGCACCAATTTCATTCATGAGAGGTAGAACATTCGTTAATGCCTGTGTTATCGTAGACGAGGCACAGAACATCACAAAGTCTCAGATGGAAATGATTCTTTCCCGTCTTGGTATCAACTCAAAGATGATTCTTACTGGTGATTTGTCTCAAACAGACTTAAAAAACAAAAAAGATAGTGGTCTCCCATATTTATTTAATATGGCTAATACTGTGCCTGGTCTTGGTGTTTATGAGCTAAAAACAAACCACCGTCACCCAATAGTAGAAGACATATTGAAACACTTTGATGAAATCAACAAATAAGAGAGATAGATGGTAGAAATTCCAATATGGCCCGGTTCATCCAGTTTCGCAACAGGAAGCACTCCATTCGGATTTTACGATACAGATGCTCAGTTTCAAACTGATGCCGATAACGTTGCCGATTGGTGTGCAAAACGTCTTGGTTACCCTCTTGTAGATATTGAACTACAAGACGTTAACTTCTATGCTTGCTTTGAGGAGGCAATATCCGAATATTCAAATCATGTAAACCAATTCAATATTCAACAGAATATGTTGAGTATAATGGGAACACCAACATCCTCTAACTTGACACAACGAAATGTGTCAACAAATATGGGTGGGTTAATTCAGTTGGCAACTGAGTATGGAACAGAGACATTTACGAACGGTAATGTTAGTTTTTACTCTGCGTCTATTGATATTAGTATAGACAAACAAACATACAACCTAAATCAGTTGATTAGAGACGTGTATAAGCCAACAGGATCAATTGAAATCAAAAAGGTATATCATTTCTCACCTCCGGCTTCAATTCGTTTCTATGACCCTTATTTGGGCAACCAGGCTATGTTAGACACATTTGGATTCGGTGCATACTCAACGGGTGTATCTTTCATGTTGATGCCTATGTATGCAGACTTACTACGTGTTCAGGCAATTGAATTCAATGATATGATGAGAAAATCATCTTACTCTTTTGAGATCATCAACAATGAGTTAAGAATATTCCCAATTCCAGTAAGAGATTTTAAGCTTTGGATCGACTATGTTGTTAAAGAAGAAAGAGATAATCCTCTTAAACTTCCTACTGGAACAGTATCTGATATGTCTAATGCACCTTATGATAGAATGCAATATCAACACATAAACTCAGTTGGTCGTCAGTGGGTATTCAGATATACACTTGCATTGGCAAAAGAAAACTTGGGATACATTCGTGGTAAGTATGGAAGTATTCCAATTCCAAATGGAGAAACAACACTAAATGCTGCTGATCTTCTTTCAGCCGCTGGAACTGAAAAACAGGCACTTGTTGAAGAACTGAGAACAATGTTGGATACAATGACTCGTGCTAAACTTCTTGAAGCAAAAAGAGCAGAAACCGAAAACCTAAATGTATCGTTGAATGCAACTCCTTTGAAGATTTACATAGGATAACAAGATGCCATTATTTCACGGACAACGAGACGCATCACTTGTTAAAAAGTTCAATACAGAACTTATTGTTGATATAATAGACACAGAAGTTGCTTTGTATAAACTTTCACTCGATGATACAAAGACAAACATCTACGATGAATCTGACAAAAAAGTTTACCACTTGCCAATAAAGATACCTGCCTTAATTAACCGTCAAGAACAGACCTTTGAGGGAACTGAGTTTGGTCAAGACTACAACCAACTTGCAGACTTTGGATTCATCCGTGAATACTTGAAAGACTATGATTTGTTCGTTGAGGTTGGTGATATAATAGAATACAATGGTGAGTATTGGGAAGTTGACTCTATTCTCGAAAACCAATACTTCGGTGGTAAGAATCCCGATTATTCTTTTGCAACGGAACGTTGGGGTCTTAACGTGTCAATTATCGCTAATACACACTTAACACGACGTTCACGTATCCACGTAGAAGAAGTTAGAAGTATAAACAAGATTGAACACAATGATTTACCGAGCAACATTTAATGAAGAATTCATCTCCATATCGTAAACCTCCTATCAAAAGAACCCGTGATAGTTTCATTGATGATAGAAATTCTAGAGAAAATCCTAGAATTGATTTTGGTGATGCACGTCATACACAAGTTCGTAGAGATAAAGACAAGACTAGAAATATCGGAATAACTCTATATGATATTGATTTTGCGGTAAAATCCTTTATCGATAAAACAATGCAATTGAAAGTTCAAGATAATGATGAATCAATAAACGTTCCTACTATTTACGCTAACTCTGAGAAATGGGCATCGATACAAAAGAATGGTTTATTGAAAGATAAGAAAGGAAAAACACTGGTTCCACTTATCACATTTAGACGTTCGGGTGTAACTGTAAACGCGGAGATACGAAGAAATAAAGTTGCCAGTGTGAATCAAATTGGGTATATTATGCAACATAAATACTCAAAAAGTTCACCATATGATAGGTTTTCAGCTATGTATGGATCAAAGCCACAACAAGAATACATAATAACACCAATACCCGATTATGTTGATGTGTCTTATGATTTTATTGCTTGGTGTGAATACCAGTCACAATTGAATTACTTGGTAGAACAATTCGTGTATTTCACTGGTCAATCATTTGGAGAAAACAACTTCTTGAAGTTTGCAACAATGTCTGACTCATATACAATGGAAGATAACAATACCACTGGTCAAGATAGATTAGTGAGAGCATCTTTCCAGATTATAGTAAAGGGATATTTGCTACCGAAAGAAGTTGCAAGAGAGGCAACTACAAAGAGAATAGTTACACCAAACAAGATAACGTTTGCATCCGAGGCATTTAGGGATATAAATACGGCATTATCTGATAACGATTCAAACTATCCTGTTGGTATAAACGAAAATATCCGTGATAAGTCTGATGATTTGGCACGGAGATTAACAGATTTTGAAGACATATCACAAAATAATAGTCCTGATGTGTATCCATACGAAGTAGAGTGATATTTATAGTTACACAATGTTTCATAATCATATAAGAGGTTTCTTATGTCAGAACAAATAGGCAAAGAATTTGCACAAGAAGATATTCAATCGGTTAAAGAGCTACAATCAAAGTATGCAACCAATACTGCTCAAATCGGACAGGTCGAAGTTGAACTACATATTTTGCGTAAACGGTTGAACGAAATTGAAACTATTAGAGAACAGTTATTCCAGTCATACGAAGATTTGCAGAATCAAGAAAAAGAATTGGTAAAATCTTTGAATGAAAAGTATGGAGATGGTGTTCTTGATTTAGATTCTGGAAGATTTATTCCGTCCACTACTTAATTTTGGATTTTTTGATCCATATTTATAGTAGAGTTATTACATCATTTTTTGGAGATAAATAGTGGCTAATGAAAGAATTGTAAGTCCTGGTGTGTTTACAATCGAAAAGGATCTTTCATTCTTACCACAAGGAATTGGGCAGATTGGTGCGGCTCTCATTGGACCAACCCTAAAAGGACCTGCTTTCGTTCCTACGGTAGTTGAAGGATACAACGATTTTGTAACCAAGTTCGGCGGAACGTATGAGCAATCATATCTTCCATATACTGCTAAGAGCTACCTAAACAATGCAGGTAGTGCAACCATCGTCCGTGTTTTAGGATCGGGTGGTTATTCACTTGATTATCCAGTTGCTCTTGTTGCCACTGGAAGCTGGGGTAAGAGACTAATTAACGTTCTTCACCCTACATTTGTTGTTACAGACGCAGATACTGTTGATTTGTTTAATGAGTCAACACTTGCATCAAATGACAGTGGTTCATTTGTTCTTACCCTTTCGGGTTCG